GAGGCAGCCGGGCGCAGATCGATGCGGGTCAGTCCTCCGCTCTCGCAGCCGTCTCCACCACAGCAGCAGCGTGCGAGAACCCCGGCAACGAGCACCAGGCCCCGCTTACTGGTCTCGTTGCCGGCGCGCGGCTGCGGCAGGCGAAGCAAATCATCGGGCAGAGGTCGCTTCTGTGACGCTGAACCGCTGCATTCAGGGGGATTGTAGGGACGTGATGCGCCAACTGATCGCCGACGGTGTGCGAGTGCAGACCATCGTCACCAGTCCTCCGTACTGGAACCTCCGGGACTACGGTGTCGCCGGCCAGATCGGCATGGAACGGACGCTGCAGGAGTTCGTCGCGACGATGGTCGACGTGTTCGATCTGGCGCGCGAGCTGCTGGCTGATGACGGCACGCTCTGGCTGAATCTTGGCGATAGCTATGCGGCGAACAGGGGGTATCAAGTCCCATCAACGCTGATGAATGGCGATGCCACAAATCAAGCACAAGCCGGTTCCGGGCGAGGAATGAAGGCCAGTGATATTGGGCTGAAGCCGAAAGACCTCTGCGGCGTGCCGTGGCGCGTTGCATTTGCCCTGCAAGATTCCGGCTGGTATCTCCGTCAGGACATCATCTGGGCGAAGCCGAACCCCATGCCCGAGTCGGTGCGCGATCGCTGCACCAAGGCGCATGAGTACCTGTTTCTGCTGACCAAGAGCCCGAAGTATTACTTCGACCAGGAGGCGATTCTTGAGCCGTGCAGTCCCGGCACGCATGCTCGGTTGTCGCAGGACGTGCAGAACCAGATCGGCAGCGAGCGCGCCAACGGCGGCGCCAAGACGAACGGGAACATGAAGGCTGTGGCCAGAAAGCCCGGCAACGTGAATCCCCCGAAGGGGCAGCTTGCCTACGAAGCCGGCGACGATAGACACCGCACCAAGGCTGGACTTCTCGCTTACGCCGAGAAGCAGAGGCTTCCGGCAGGATGGGCGACAGGAACCGAGCGGCGTGAGCATCGCAACCTCAGAGGAAATTACACCGAGGAACGCAAGGTGTATCCCGGTACCGGTGTTGGATTTGGGCGCGGTACCGATGCAGAACAGCGAGGTCGCGGCCGGGTGAAGAACAACGAGAGTTTCGATGCTGCGATGGCGATCATGCCGACCAAGCGCAATCGTCGCAGCGTCTGGACGATCCCCACGCAAAGCTACAGCGAGGCGCATTTCGCCACCTTCCCCGAAGCGCTGGTCGAGCCGTGCATCCTTGCCGGATCCCGCCCCGGCGACATCGTTTTCGATCCATTCATGGGCTCGGGCACCGTTGCCCAGGTAGCGCAGCGTCTTGGCCGCAAGTGGCTTGGAAGCGAACTGAACCCTGAGTACATCGAACTGCAGGGCGATCGAACGCGCCAGGCCGGACTGGAGTTTGCAGCGTGAATCAACAATTACCAGATCCGCTTGTTCCGGCCGAGGTCGATTTGACCGACTTCCCATTTATGCCGCTGGACGTTCGCCGGCTGCGTGACAGCGATCTTGCCTCACTCGAATCACCGGAGGCATGCTGGGCGGCCGTTCTGCTTTGGGCGGCGTCGTGGCATCAGGTTCCGGCGGCAAGCCTTCCCGACGACGACCGCGTGCTGTCGCAGCTGGCCGGCTTCGGTCGTGTCGTAAAGGAATGGATGCGTGTTCGCGAGGGTGCGCTACGCGGATTCGTGAAGTGCTCTGACGGCAGGCTTTACCATCCCGTCGTGGTGGAGAAGGCCGTCGAGGCATGGAACGGCAAGCTGCGGCTGCGCTGGAAGCGCGATTGCGAGCGAATCAAGAAGTACCACCAGCGCCACAAGACAGATGCGACCTATCCACTGTTTGAAGAATGGAAGGCCTATCGGGCTGAAACAGGGTCTGAGCAATGGCCCGTAGTCCCGCAAATGTCCCAAGGGACATTAAGCGATAGTCCCAAGGGACAACAGGCGGAAGTCCCAAGGGACAGCGGCACCATGTCCCCGCCATGTCCCCCCCAAAACCCCGTAGACAGTAGACAGGGGATAGTGGACAGGGGACAGGGGACAGGGGATAGGGGACAGGGAGAAGTAAACCCTAAACCCAAAAAGACGACGTCGACGACGGGCACACCCAACTCCGATCAGCCGCCGAATTCGTCGTCGTCGTCGAAATCGGCTGAAGCCGGGCAAAGCCAAAGGCCTCTGTCCCGGGCGGTCTTCGAATGGGAAAAGGCAAGGGGCAAGGTCGCCAAGACCTTCATCGGGAAAAGCGATCAGGTTGCGGCATGGATGGCAGCAGGTCTCACCGAGCTCAGGCTACGCGAAGCCTACGATCTCGCCGTCGCCCAACGCATCGCAGACAGCGACCCGACCCCGATCAATCCCAAGTTCCTCGACGTGTTTGTGGCCAAGGTGCTGAACCCGAAAGAGGCGGGAAGCGCGGTCAAGGTCAAGGCCTGGCACGAGACGGCAAGCGGCATCGAAGCGAAGGGCAAGGAGCTTGGAATCGACCCACCAAGCCCGCGTACCGGTGGCTTTCCGGCCTTCAAGGCGAGGGTATTCGAAGCCGCCGGCATGACGACGGAGACTGTCGAATAATGGACAACCAAAGCCAAATAGCCCATGGCACAGCGCTCGATCGAGGAACACCTGACGGATTTTCTGTTGCTGCAGCGGGATCCACGGCTGAAGGATTACCGCCGGCGATGCCTGGAGCACTGGCGCGAGCACTACGGCCCGGCTACCGTGGCGAAGGTCGAGGCGGTGGCTCGGGAGCGCTGGAAGGTCAAGAGCGGTATGCCGAAGCGCACCGCGTCCGAATCGTGATCATCGGAGAGCCGGCCAGCAAGGCGAACAGCCGGCAGATCGTGATCATTGCCGGTAGGCCGAAGGTGATCAAGTCCGAGAAGGCGAGGAACTACGAGCGCGATGCCTTGCTGCAGATCCCGGCCGCGGCAAAGGTCATGTTCTCGGGTCCGCTGCGCGCCACCATCCGCATCTGGTACGCGACCGAGCGCCCCGACCTCGACGAGTCGGTGATTCTCGACGTGCTGCAGGCGAAGACGGAAGGCACCGGCAAGGACCGCAAGATCATTCGGCGCGGCGTGTATCTCAATGACCGTCAGGTGCGCGAGAAACATGTGTTTCATGCGATCGACAGGATCCAGCCGCGCGCCGAGATCGAGATCGAGCGGATCATCGAGCAGGGGAGTTTGCTTTGAGCTCCTTCGGATGTGGTGTTGTGAAACGCAAGTCGAAGATGCGCGACAGCGTGCTGCTGCGCGCGCGCTCGGTAGGCATCGCGGGCGACGTCGAGTCGATGCAGCTGGCTCTGGCGGCAATGGTTGGAGGATTCGATAAAGCGATGGAGACCTTGCCCGAGGGAAGCCAGGCACGCGGGATTGTTGAATCCGCGTTCGGGAAAAGTGCCGTTGTGGCGCGCGCGATTCTGGAGGCCGTATGACGACATCAACAGCGGCGCTTTATCGCGGCGAAATCGGAATCTACCGCGGCGTCGAGATTAAGCGCTCGGTGACGAGGCCCGGCGTCATGAAGATGATCGACTCGGCGCGGTGGATATACCGGAACCCGCGGTTTGTGGAGGGCTTGATCGACAAGGCGGAAGTGGAGCCGTGGATTGCGCTGGGGCGGTTCGTTGAGACGGGAGTTGTGTGATGGGTGAACACGGAACGTGCGTCGGTGATGTAATGCCGATCGAGGTCATGGCGCGACGCGAGCAATGGTCTGCAGGCGTGTCGCTGTACATGCGAAAGCGCATCGTTGGCGTGAGTGTGGCGTTCGCCGAGCCGATCGTGTTCAAGCCCGTGGCTGATGACCAGTCGGCCCCCTGTCCGGCCCTTCACTTGAGTATCCAGTCGGCGCAGCAGCTGATGGACGAGCTCTGGCAATGCGGACTGAGGCCAACCGAGGGCGCCGGAAGCGCTGGCGCGTTGGCGGCAACGCAGAAGCACCTGGACGACATGCGCAAGTTGGTATTCGAGACGCCGAAATGAGCGCCATCAACATCATGCGGACCGACAAGGCGATGCCGGAGAACTTGGACGCGGCGAGTGAATTTCTGTTCAGCGTGTTCGATGGATTCAACCGGCAGGACCGGGCTGCATGGCGCCGATTCTGGAAGCGACTCAGGAACATGGAGCCGGGCGAAATGGCGCTGATCGAGGCGAAGTTGCCGCGGTCCGGTCCCTACCATCGTCGGCACATGAAGATCGAGCAGACCGTGTTCGATGCCCAGGAGAGGTTCCAGCACTTCCGCGCCTTCAGGGACTGGCTGAAGATTGGATCCGGGCATTGCGAGTGGGTACCTGGCCCCAAGGGCGCAATCATCCCGATACCGGACTCGACCAGCTACGCATCGATGGACGATGAGGCCTTCCGGGTCTTCCATGAAAACGCCGTCAAGTTCCTGCGCGGAGATCGCGCGGCGGACGTGCTGTGGCCTCACCTGAAGGGCGCGAGGGCGGCGGAAATGATGGATGCTGTGCTGGTGGAGTTCAACGAGTGACTATCCGCTCCCGCCAACTACTCGACCATGCGCGCGGGCAGCCCTGCCAGAACTGCGGCATCGAGGACGGGACAATCGTTGCAGCGCACGCCAACAGGCAAAAGCTGGGAAAGGGCATGGGCACCAAGGCGCACGATCTTTTTCATGCCTGGCTGTGCCATCGATGCCATTCGTGGCTCGACCAAGGCGGAACTGGCACCGATCCGACTGGCCGCTTTCAGCCAACGCGCGCCGACAAGTGGGAAATGTTCTGCGATGCCATGCACAAGACCTGGGCGCGACTGTGGGCGCTGGGCATCATCGGCCTGAAGGATGAGCGCAGATGACCGCACCGAAGCCACCGCGCTGCACCCTGGCCAGATTCATCCCCAACGAAATGGATGTGGAGGAAATAAAGCATGACGGTTGGAATAATCACCGCATTCTCGTGGTCAGCGCCGACGATCCGCGCATTGGATGGATCGAGCGCCAGGTCATCGAGCAGATCGGAGACAAACTCTACCGCAGCGACAGGAGGCCGTCGCGTGGCTGATGTCTTCGCCTCGGCCTGGGTTGAATTCGAACGGCTGCGAAAGTTGATCGCGGAACGCCCGGATTGGCACTTGCACAATTGGGGTGTGTGGCGCCGCGGCGAGCAATTGACCGATGGTTATGACTCGAAATCTGCCGGTCTCAGTTGTGGCGGGATCTCCGGCGTCGATGCCTTCGCGCATCTATGCGAGCCCGTTGATGAATGGGCCGCTCATGTCAGCGACGCGATCATTGACGAAATGCCCCAGCTATACCGGATGGCGATTTCGAATGTCTATGAGGCCAGCGTCTGGCAGTTCCGGAGCACGGCGATACTGGAGAAGGCGCTGGTTGATGGCGCGGCCGCGTTCTGGGTGGAGGCGCTGAAGCGGGATCTGACGTGAAAGTCGGCGCTGGTGACACGGCGCTATAACAGGAGGAATAGAGAAATGAACGCACCAAATGAAAAAATCAGATTCAAGTCGCTGGATGATGCGGTAAAGGCGGCGTGTGATGTCGAGCCAGTTGATACCGAAAAGGCAGCGGCTGTGCTGTCGGCCTATCTGGCGCAAGACGAAAGGCTTTACCGTGTGGCGCACGACTACCTGATTAACAGGGCCGTGCGGGCATTGGTCGGCGAGCAAATCGCCTCGTTTCGCAGCAGCTTGTTTGCAGTCAGGAATTCAAGCGGCGCCGACCGTGGACGTGCGAGGTTGTCCGCTGTGGTTGATGAGCAGCAGAAGACACTGCTCGATTACGCACTCAAGAACTTCGGCAAGCGTCTGGCCGATGCAACGCTCGCCGACATCAACGAAACCGCGAAGATGCACCGGATCATGGCAGCGGGAAATCTCGCCAAAGCCAAGTGGTTCGACAGCATCGCCGAATGGATGAAGAAGAAAGGCGGCAGCACGGTTGGCGCTTGTCTTGATGATACCGATCTGCGCGGACTGGCGATGAAGGCCGGCGTGCGGGATATTTAAGTTTCACGATGGTCGGCCGCATACAGCGTGTTACCCATATGAGGCGTGCCGGCCATCACCCAATACCAGGAGGATTTATGAACCAAGTTTCGAGCGGAGGCCCCGATTGCCATGTTACCCAGCAGGCGCTTGCCGACGCTCACCTTTTCGGAAGTGGTGGTCATCATAGACGTGTTACCCAATCAGCCATTACCACTACTTCCGCCCCTTCATGCGCGGGAGGCCATCCATGTCGCGCCACCCAATCAACAATTGCCGCCCGCGCTACCCAAGTCGATGCCATCCGAGAGAACTACCACCAGTTCAAAGACCTTCAGCGCGCCGAGGTTCGGTTGACGCTGCAGATCAAGGCGCTGTGTCGCCGGGCTTGCGATGGTGACGCCAAGGCGGCCGATGCCGTCTATCGTGAAGTCGATGCGTTGTTTGACGATAACGGCGCCGGCATTGACAGTGCCGGACGTGAAGCGCAGATCGTGGCGCAGGTAGCCCTTCCGTTGATGACGGCGCGCGCAGGAGTGCATCGGGCAAGCCTGACCCCGAAGAAGGCGGCCGAGAAGCTGGCGAAGCGATTGGATCACTGCAAAGAGTTTCTGGAATCAACCATGGGATTTGGCTATGGCGGCCTCGCAATGATCGTCGGCGAAGCCGGAGACCTCGGGAACTATGCAAACCCAGGGAAGCTCTGGAAGCGCATGGGCATGGCGCCGGTCAATGGTCAGTGCTGCGCGACGTGGCGCGCCAAAGGTGGTCTGTCGGCCACCGAGTGGGAAGCCGCCGGCTATTCGCCAAGACGAAGGTCTGTGATGTACCAGATCACCGACTCCATGCTGAAGAACAAGGCCTGTCCGTTCTATGCTGTGTATATCGACCGCAAGGCCTACCTTGCTGCCCGAGAAGAGGCGAACGGTAAGTTGATTCTTCCGGCGAAGAAGATCACGAAACAGAATTCCAATGTCGCGATCAGCCTCGGTCATATCGACAACATGGCTCGACACTACGCCGCGAAGCGTCTGCTGCGCGAACTGTGGAAGTGCTGGCGGTGAGAACCAAACTCTCCAACTATCAGCGCCGATGGGAGCGCTCCAAAGCGGATCAACAGCGCCGTGCCGCGCGCATTGTTCGCCGATGGAACGAGCATCGCTGCCGGTGGGCGGATCGTCCAGCGTGGCTGAAGGAAAGGCTTAAACGGAGCCGAAGAAGGAAATAGGGGAGGAAGACCATTCAATTCAACTATTGACATTCGGAAACCGATAGCCTTATCATCCCTCCCGACGAGTTGCGCCCAGAGAAAACGAAGCCCTGCCACCGAATAGACGGTCGCGGGGCTTCTTGCTTTACGTCCGCGCCGGACGAGGCCGCAAGTAGGGCAGGCGACGAAGGGCCGGTGAATACGAATCCGGCGGAGTGGGCAAATCAGGGTGTAGGTGCTGCCGGACCCGCGGGCGGTATATCGAACCCGAATACACAGAAGGTTACGCTAAGTATCGCCAGCCGGCCCTGACTGCAAACAGGGGCTTTGAACACGGCGCCGGACGCTGCAACCGGCAAGTCTCCTCCTCCAGCGCTCAACACCACGGCGCTGGCTTCTGCCCGCTTCGGCGGGCTTTTTCTTTTTGAAGGATTCGACATGCACTACCGAAACGGCCGCGAGGCCAAGAACGGCGATGTGGTTGTGCAGCTTGGCATGGACGGCAAGATCACCGCGCTAGGTGTGCTGCACGGTGCGACGCCGGGCAACGATTACTGCAATGGCTTCGTCGCTGCGGGGTATTTCCCCGGCGTGATGGCCTGCATGTGCGACTGCCTGCACGTCGATGATGTGACCGCACTGCTGGCTGAAAAGGGTCTCGACAAGCGCCCGGCCGGGATGTAACAGGGAGATTCCAGGTGCTTCCGCTGATCACAGTCAAGCGCGTGGCCAAGCTCGACGAGGGCGTGTTCGGGGTGCTGTTGCACCTTGGTGTGCCGTTCGCCGTGACGCTGGAGCGCAGCTTTGGCCTGGAGCCGATCATTCCTGCGGGCACCTATGACTGCCAGGCCCGGCGCTACAACCGCGGCGGCTACGACACCTTCGAGATTACCAGCGTCGCTGGCCACAGCCTGTTGCTGTTCCACAAGGCCAATTGGGAAACGGACCTCGAGGGCTGCGTCGGCGTCGGCGAGTCCTTCGCGGTGCTCGCCGGCAAATTGGCAATCGCGCAGTCCGGCGACGGCTTTGCCGAGTTCATGCGCAAGGTCGGGCACCTTCCCAACTTCCCGGCCACTTTCGAGGATTGCTGCTCATGAAATGGTCTGACGTAGGCGAATGGCTGAAGGAGAACGCCGGCCCAGGCGCCGCACTGGTCGGCTCCCTGCTGACCGGGAACATTCACGGCGCTGTAGCGGCCGGAGTGGCGCTGGTCAGTTCGGCCACCGGCACAACCAACCCCGCCGCGGCGCTTGCCAACCTCCAGCAGGATCCCGCCACCCTGTTGCGCCTGCGCGAACTGGCCGTACAGGAAGAGGTGAGCATTCGCGACCATGTGCGCGCCCTGGAGGAACTGCGCCTCAACGACGAGCAGGCGGCGCACCGTGAGCAGCAGCTGACTATTCGCAGCGGCGACAACGCGGAAGATGAATATGTGCGACACACCCGCCCGATGATGGCCAGGCACTCGTGGTACGCCACGATGGGCTATGTGATTGTGTTCGAGGCGCTCAAGGTATTCGGGATAGTCAAGACGGGTGCCGTTCTTGAACTCGCCATGTTGCTGGTGGCGCCGGCCGGTGCCTACATCGGGTTTCGCACCTGGGATAAGACCAAGGTGATGAAAAAATGAGCTTCGACGTCGCCGCTGAACTGAAGTCCAAGATCGCCAAGGAAAACGACGAGGACCGGCGCACGACGCTGATGCTACTGCTTGGCGTTTTCGAGGCCAACATGATCGGGATCGACAAGATCAGCAAGAAGATCGATGCGCTACTGACGGACGAACAGAGCTTGCGTCAGGCGGTGCTCAATGGCCATGAGGGCGTTCATCATGGGCACCATGAATGGATCGCTAAAAAGATAGAGCGGGAAGCTGAGGCGGCTATCGATGCCAAGGCAGACAAGCGCGCGGCGCGCGACGCGCTGATCCGTCAGGCAGTGACCATCGCTGTCGGTGTTCTGGCCGGCGCCACTGGCGTGCTGTGGGTGGTTCGGTGAGTGCCATCACCAAGGGCCGCCCGCATTTCAGAGGCGGGACATCCATGCCGGTGCGCGAGCAGTTGTTTGCCGAGGCGTACCTGGCCAATGGCGGCGTCGGCAAAGCTGCGGCGATTGCTGCCGGCTACGCCGAATCCAATGCGTCCGCGCAGGCGGTGAAGATGTTGAATCGGCCGAGTGTGAAGTTGATGATCCGCGAGCGCCAGGATGCGCTGGCCAAGACGCATCGCCTGACGACGGACTCGGTTATCGCCGAACTCTCCAAGATCGTGCATGCGGATCCACGGCGTGCTTTCGACGACAACGGCGCGCTTCTACAGGTCAAGGATTGGCCCGACGACCTGGCTGGCGCGATTGCCTCTGTCGAGGTCGAGGAACTATTCACTGGCGCCGGCAAGGATCGGACTTGGATCGGCTACACCAAAAAGGTCAAGTTCTGGGACAAGAACAGCGCGATCGACAAGGCCATGAAGCATCTTGGGCTGTTCGCCGAGGACAACAAACAGCGCCTTGGCGCCCTGTCGGATCTGCCGCGCGAGGTCTTGCAGTTGATCGTCGCCAAGTTGCAGCAGCAGACGGGCGGCAAGGTCATCGATGGACAATACACCCGGGCTTGAATGGATAGACGCGCTTCCAGAAGACGCCAAGGCGGCGCTCCTGATCGAAGCCATCGCTGAACTATCCCGCGACAAGCTCAAGGATTACCGGCCGTACCCGAAGCAGAGTGAGTTTCACCGGCTGGGCAAGACCATGCGCGAGCGGCTGTTGCGCGCCGGGAATCAGAACGGAAAGACTTACTGCGTCGCGGCGGAAGCGGCGTTTCACCTGACCGGAGAGTACCCCGACGATTGGGAAGGCCGGCGCTGGACGCGGCCTGTTGTGGTCTGGGCATCCGGCGAAACCGCCGAGACGACGCGGGATAACCCGCAGCGCGCACTGATCGGCATAGTGGGCGAGGTCGGCACTGGCGCTGTCCCGGCGCGCTGCATCGGCGATACGGGCCTGGCTACCGGCGTGGCCGATCTGTTCGACTATGTGCGCGTCAAGCACTACACGAACGGCAAATTCGACGGTTGGTCGCTGCTGCGCTTCAAGTATTACGCGCAGGGCAAGAAGAAGTGGATGGGCCCGCCGGTTGATTTCGTCTGGTTCGACGAGGAACCGCCGGAAGACATCTACGACGAAGGCCTGGCGCGGACCATTGCGACGGGCGGCATGGCGGCACTGAGCTTCACGCCGCTGCAGGGCATGTCCGAGGTCGTGCGCAGGTTCATGACCAACCCGACGCCTGACCGCGCCGACACGAACATGACGATCCACGATGCCGCGCACATTCCGCTGTCCGAGCGGGAGCGGATCATCGCCAGTTTCCCGGCGCATGAACGCGATGCACGGTCGAAAGGTGTTCCAACGCTGGGCTCGGGCCGGATATTCCCGGTCGACGAAGAGTTGATCAAGGTCGCGCCGTTCAAGATTCCGGATTACTGGCCGCGGCTGTGCGCGGTCGATTTCGGGTATGACCACCCATTTGCGGCGGTCTGGCTGGCGTTCGATCCCGATGCCGGCATTTGCTATGTCTTTGACTGCTACAAGATCAGGGAATCAACGCCGGCGACGCACGTCGATGCGATGAAGCCGCGCTGTGGATCCGGAGAAAAGCCGTGGATGCCGGTTGCCTGGCCACATGACGGCCACCAGCACGACAAGGGCAGCGGCATCATCCTGCAGCGCCAGTACGGCGAGCGCGGCCTAAACATGCTGCCGCAGCACGCACAGCACGCGCCGGAGGGCACGCCGGACGAGACCAAGGCGATCCGGCAATCCGTCGAGGCCGGAGTGCTCGGGATGCTCGACGACATGCAGGGTGGGCGCTTCAAGGTGTTTGCGCACCTGTCGGACTGGTTCGACGAGCTCCGGCTGTATCACCGCAAGGACGGAAAGATCGTGGCCGAGTACGACGACGTGCTCTCGGCAACGCGCTACGGCTGGATGTCCAAGGATTACGCAGAGGTCGCGCCGGTGGAAGAGCGCGCGGCCAAGCCACGAACCTACAACTGGAAACTCATGTAAATGGGCGATATGAGCGAATCGGCATTGATCGAAGGCGGACGCATCGTTTCAGCGTCATCGCCTGCCGCCGCCGTTACCGAAGTCACGTCCACCGAGTTCGCCAACATCCTGCTGGAGATACAGGAACAGCCGGCATGGCGCCGGCAGGCCGACATCGAGGCCGACTACTACGACGGCAACCAGCTGGACTCCGACACGCTGCAGGCGATGAAGGATCTGGGCATGGCGCCCATCATCGAGAACCTGATGGCGCCGACGATCGACGCCGTGCTCGGGCTCGAAGCCAAGACGCGGCTGGACTGGAAGGTAGCGGCCAATGCCGGCGAGGACTTCGCCGAGGTCGCCGAGGCCATGAACTACCGCATGAAGCAGGCCGAGCAGGAATCCACGGCCGATCGTTCCTGTTCCGACGCCTTCGCCGCCCAAGTCAAGGCCGGTTTGGGGTGGGTGGAAGTGGCGCGGGAACATAACCCGTTCCGCTATCCTTATCGCGTCGAGTTCGTTCATCGCAATGAAGTGTTCTGGGACATGCGCGGCAAGCGTGCCGACACGACTGATTGGCGCTACCTGGTGCGCAAGCGCTGGCACGATACCGATGTGCTGGCAAAGGTGTTCCCGGACAAGGCCGAGATCATTGACACGTCTGGCCGTGGCTGGTCAGGATTTGATCCGACGATGCTGATCGAGGGCGGGCGCAGCACCGGCCTGGCTATGGACTACGGCCGCGAGCGCAGCTGGACCATCGAAGAACAGGAGTGGCGAGATACCTACCGTAGTCGCCTGTGCCTGTCTGAAGTCTGGTATCGGCGCTGGGTGCGGACGCACGTCATGAAGACTCCCGACGGCCGCGTGATCGAGTTCGATCGCAAGAACCGCGAGCACGTCGAGGCCGTGGCCTACAACCTCGTGAACGTGCAATCAGCGCTGGTGACCAAGGTCAGGCTGGCGTGGTTCATCGGTCCGCACAAGTTGGCCGACATGGCGACGCCCTACAAGCACGACAGGTTCCCGTATGTGCCGTTCTTCGGCAAGCGCGAGGACATGACCGGCGTGCCGTATGGTCTGGGGCGCCCGATGAAGCCGCTGCAGGACGAGATCAACGCCCGCACCACCAAGCAGGTATGGCTGCTGGCGGCCAAGCGCATCACGATGACCGAGGGTGTGACGAAGGACTCGCCAGAAACGGTCAGGCGCGAGGCGGCGCGACCGGATGCGATGCACGTCCTCAACGCCAAGGAAATGCAGAAACCCGGCGCCATATTCAAGGTCGAGACTGACTTTCAACTCAACAACCAGCAGTACCAGTCCCTGCAGGACAAGCGCCAGTCACTGAAGAATGTTGCTGGCGTCTATGCCTCGTTCGAAGGCAACGCCAAGGGCAACATTTCAGGGATTGCCGCCAATACGCTGGTTGAGCAATCAACGCAGACGCTGGCCGAGATATTCGACAACTACCAGTTCGCGCGCCGGCAGGTCGGCGACCTCCTGCTGTCGCTGATCATTGAAGACATCGGCGACCGCGAGCAGGAAGTCAGCATCGACAACGAGATCAACGGCACCAAGACCGTGAGGCTCAACGTGCCGGGCGAGAACGGCATGCTCACCAACGACGTGCAGCGCGCGCGCCTGAAGGCGGCGCTTTCGGATGTTCCCAGCACATCGAGCTACCGCAACCAGCGCCTGATGGCCCTGACCGAGATCACCAAGAGCCTGCCGCCGCAGTATCAGGGGCTGGTGCTCGACTTTGTGATGGCTGCCACCGATCTGCCGGAGCGCGCCGAGATCGTCAAGCGGATCCGCAAGGCCCTGCAGTTGGGCGATGCCGAGCCACCGAAGACCGAAGAAGAAGCTGCGGCACTGGCAGCGGCGCAGACCCAGCAGGAAGAAGTTGAGGCCATGCAAAGGCGCGCGGCCGATCTGGACTTGGCCGAGAAGGAGGCCAAGGTCGGCAAGACCAATGCCGAAGCCGCCCGGGCTCAGGCGCAGGCCGATTCCGCGGCAGCCGGGCCGATCGATGCCGCCATGATCAAAGACCTCACCGAGCAGGTTGCCGCACTGACCGAGATCGTCGGAATCATCGGCGCCCGATTGTAATAACGAGAAGGACGACATCACATGAACCCGAAGACCATCACTTGCACCCCGACCGCTGTCGATGCTGACGGGATCTGCGCATCGCAGTCGCCCGGCGCCGGCGCGATCACCATCAACGGCGCGCTGGCGGTGGGAGGGGCGGTTACGCTCGGCGCTGCCCAGTTACTGCGGTTGACGTCGGGCGGAGACGACTCCGGCATCACCTTCACTTTCAATGGACCGGACGCCGATGGGTATGCCATCAGCGAGACCGTCGCCGGTACCAACGCCGGCAACTCGGACACGACCAAGCATTTCGCCGGGATCACCAGCATCACCAAGTCTGGCGCTACTGCCGGCACGATCATCGTCGGCAACCTGATCGAGTCGGTATCGCCGAAGCTGGCGCTGGATCACCAGAAACTGCCGTTCTCTGTGGGCATTGGCTGCGTCAAGACCGGAACTGTGACGTTCGGCCTGCAGCACACCTACGACACAGGCGTGCAAAGCGACGGCACCTGGTTTGATCACGCCACCATCACCGGGAAAAGCGCGAACTTCGACGGCAGCATCACCGCCCCGGTCGCCGCCTGCCGCCTGCGCCTGACGGCATCTACGTCGGGATCCGTCACCGCGTCTGTCATCCAGGCCGGCTAAACCAGTTTTCACGCACGGCCAGCGATAAGGCCACCAAGAGTAGGCCGCCTTCGGGCGGCTTTTTCATTTCCAACATCCTCCTACGCAGCCCAGCGATACGGGCCGCGGCGAATACCCGCGACGGAGAACAGCGATGCAAACCCAAGACGCAGCAACCGCAGCACCGGGCTCAACGAACTACGCGGCAAACCCGGAACTTCTGGCCAACATGACCGACGATCAAATCGACGCGCTGGCCGGTAACACCGGAGATCCTGGCACCAAGACCACCGAGGGCGATACCGCGGGCGCTGCTGCGCCTGCCAGCGCAACGCCCGGCGCTGATGACAAGAAGGTCGAGGCAGCCAAGGAAGAACCCGCCGCAACCGGATCCGCCGCTCCCGCGGCAGAGCCGGAGAAAGTCGTTCAGACCAAGGACGGGCAACACGTTATCCCGTATTCCGTTCTGGAACGCGAGCGCGACCGCGCCTTGCGTGCGGAATCGACGGCGGCAGCCCTGGCCGAAGAGGTCAAGCAGCTGCAAGCCGGCAAGGCTCCCGCGGAAAGCGCTGCAATCGCGCTGTCCGAGGAAGACCTGATGCAACTCGATACTGATCTGCCTGGTGTGGCGAAAGCCATTCGCGCGCAGATGGCGATGATCGAGACGCTGACCGGCACCGTCAAGACGCTCCAGAAGGGTCAGGAAGTGACCGAAAGGTCGGCCGAGCAGGTACGGATCGACGCCGAGGAAGCCGCAATCGCGGCCAACCCGACGCTGGTCGCACTGCGCGACGCCATGCAGGCCAACGATCCGAAGGCGCAAGCCCGATGGAATCGCGTGGTCGACGCCTACTCAGCGCTGTGTGATGACCCCGAATTCGTCGGGGCCGACACCGCGGAACTGATCAACAAGGCAGCGGCCGGAACCATGGCGATCTATGGCGACCTCCTGGCTGGGATAGCGACGAAACCCGCAGCTGCCGCACCCGCGGCGCCTGCTGCAACGGCTGCATCGCCGGCAACACCCGAAGCATTGAAAGCCAAGGCCGAAGCGGCACTCGCCGCAGCGGATCAAGCCGGCGCCTCTGCGCCTCGTTCGTTGGGCGACATACCGGGCGGCTCTGCCCCCGCTGTCGATGAAGCGGCTGCGATTCTCAGCAAGGGACCGCAGGAGCTTCAGGCGTATTTCGACGCCATGACCCCCGACCAGATCGAGGCAAAGCTGAACCGACTCCGCTAGACCCGGCCTTTCACCCCACTGAAGACCCGCCCTGTGCGGGTTTTTTCATTCTAGGAGAAGGCAAATGTCTCAAACCAATGTAGCCAGCGGCTCCAGTCAGGCCGCACTGATCTACGGCGCCGCGCTCTTCGCGCAAGCTCAGAAGAAAGCCGGCACTTTCCGCAACATGGTCGGTGGCAAGCCCACCATGGCCGAAGTCGACGGCAAACTGTCCAAGCTCCAGACGGACCCCGGCATGCCGATCGTCGAGATCATGGACCTGACCAAGACGGCCGGCGACCAGGCCCGAATGGACTGCATCGACATCGCAACCGCGAAGCCGATCATGGGCGACCGCAACGCCGAAGGGCGCGGCACGCCGATGTCCTTCAGCAACATGGACGTCAAGATCGACCAATGGACCTTCCCGGTGAATGCCGGCGGGCGCATGTCGCAGCAGCGTGTCATCCATGATCTGCGCCGTCTGGCGCGTTCGCAGGCCGTGGGCCTCACCGCCCGCTACTTCGAACAGCGCACGCTCTGCCATCTGGCAGGCGCTCGCGGTCAGGTCGACGGTAACGATTGGGTGGTTCCGCTGCAGTTCGCTTCCGGCGCTTCGTCCGGCGGTGATGCGGACTTCGCCGACATCATGGTCAACCCGATCCTGGCGCCGACCTACAACCGTCACTACGTCGTCAATGGCACCGACCTGACCCAAGGCGGCGCGCAACTGGCATCGATCGCCTCGACCGACGACCTGCTGCTGGATCACATCGACCAGATCCGCAACATCATCGACAACCTGGAACTGACTTTGCAGCCGGTCCGGATTCCCGATGATCCCGCGGCCAACGACGAACCGATGTGGGTCATGCTGGCGCCGCCGAACGTGTATTCGCAACTGCTGCGCGCGGGCTCCCTGCGCTCGTTCCAGCAGAACGCGATCAACCGCGCGGCCTACGGCAGCAAGCACCCGCTGTTCCGTGGCGAGGTCGGCATGTGGAACGGCATCCTGGTCAAGAAGATCAGCCGTGCCGTGCGCTTCCTGCCCAGCGACTACGCCAAGATCATCACGTCGGCCAACGCGGCGACGGCGACCGAGACGGCGCAGCAGGTCAATACCGGCCTGACGTCTGGTTACGGCGTCGAACGCTGCATCGTGCTGGGCGCCCAAGCTCTGGCCAATGCCTACGGCAAGGATTCCGCCAGCGGCACGCACTACTCCTGGGCCGAGAAGCTGCACAACTTCGAGCGCGAGCCCGAGTTCGCAGTCTTCGGCGTGGAGGGTGCGACCAAGGTGCGTTTCAACGTGCCCGACTCGACCGGCGCCAAGATCCCGACCGATCACGGAACGCTCGTGGTCGACGTCGCGGTTAAGTTGTCGGCCTCCTGATCTGACCCACCGCAGTAAGCGGCCGGCGTAAGCCTCGCCGGCTGCAACACCTTCTACAAGGAGCATCACCATGGGAACTGTAAAAAGCACCAGCAAGGGGCCTGCCTACTCCAGCGATGGCGGCAATGCGTCCGTGTTCTGTGATTCCGTCGGCGTCACCAATGCCGACATCGACGCCGCCGACATCATCAAGTTGGTTCGCGTTCCTGCCGGTACCGATGTGCATCGCGTCACCGTCAAGACCACCGAGCTCGACAGCCACGGAACGCCGACACTGACCGCCAAGATCGGCTTCACACCGATTGACGGCAGTTCGGCAGTGTCCGGTGCAGACACGGCCGTATCGGCGGATGCCGCATGGGGGCAGAACGCCGAAACGCTGACCTTCAACGTCTTCCCGCCCTATCGGGTCGAGGTTGATTCCTGGCTGACCTTCGTGATCGGCACTGGCGCGGCGACGGAGGCCGCCACCGGCACCGTCTACGCCAAGGTTGAGGGCGAAGCGCTTGGCGTCCAGTAATACCGGCGCCTAGCACCACAAACGGGCGGCTCCTCTGGGCCGCCCGTTTCATTTTCAGGAGAACCACCAGATGAACAACGAAATCGTCGGGATCCGCTACGTCGGCAAGAAGCCCCGGCAGGAGGACACCGTTTGCAAGACTGGCGCGGTCTGGTTGCCCGGGCAAGTCCACAACTTCAGCGCCGTCATGGCGAAGGCCCTGCTGGTGCATACCGACTCGTTCGCCAAGGCGCCGATCTCGATGGATGGTGGAACCTTCCTGACGCAAGGCAAGGGCCGGGCCATGAACAAGAGCCATGACGTCGCCGCCTTCGTGAATCTCAACGGCATGGGCATCGATCAACTGGTGCTGTTCGCGCGCCGCGAGCTTGATCGCGTGGTGCAGACCGATGGCAAGGACGAGGCCACGATTCGCCGCGAGGTTCATTTCCTGATGACCAATCACTCACTGGATCAGGAAGCCGAGCGCAAGCAGGAAGAGCAGGCCGAGGGCGGTCGTATTGCGGTGATGTACCAAGCCACCGCCGAGGAATGCGCCGCACTAAGGGATGGCACCGTGCGCCTCGCCATTGTTCCGGTCGAGGTAATGATGGCGGCAACCGATGGCGAGCCGCAGACGGCGATCGGCGGCAGCACGGAAAACGCCGGTGCTGACGCAGCGGAGGCCAACGGAAATGCAGGTAGCGGTGATCAGGCCGTCCCGCTCGATACCCTGCTGGCCAGCCTGGAAAAGAAGGAGTTGATGGAGTTCGCCAGGCAGGAGGGCGTGAGTTTCAGCAACAACATCACCGCCGAGAAGCTGCGCGAGCGCCTCTTCGAAGAACTGACGGCGCGCTCTGCCGCGGCAGAACAGCAGGGGACCACCTAAGTCATGGCCGCATTGACCGCGTTGAGGCCGAAGGTGCAGCCGCACGTTCCAGGCTGTCCGTTGGCGATTGTCGACGACGCCATCCTCGACGCGGTGATCGACTTCTGCAACCGCTCCCGGGCCTACCGCTTTACGCCCGCTGAGATAACCGTTGTGGCCAGTACCGCCAATTACACGGTGCCTGGGCTTCCGGCAGAAACGGAAGTCGCGTGGCTGCTGGCGGCAGAGTACGACGACCGGCCGATCGATACCCCAGATACCGGGTCAATTCCGCAGTCTTGGGCGACGGAAGAGGGCGAGGTCACCGCGGCCGTGATGTACTCGGCAACGCAGATCGGGCTGCGTAAGGTTCCCGACGAGGCATCGACGCTGAACGTGCGCCTGGCGCTGCGCCCGACCTTGAGCGCAACCGCCTTCCCCGACGAGTTCAACACGCTGTACCGGGAACAGATCGCCGCCGGCGCCCTGGCGCGCTTGTACGCTATGCCAAAGAAAGAATGGTCGGCGCCGGACCTTGTAGCGCTCAACGAGGACAAGTTCGAGGGTGGCATCAAAGCCGCCGAGTACCGCGCTGACCGCGGTAGCGCCAATGCACCAGCCCGCACCACGTTGAGCCTGATTGGGGGTCACTGATGCCCCGCTCCATCGGCTTCAACGTCATCGGCTGGAACGAGGCGCCGTGGGCGAAGAGCGGGTATTACGCCGTTTCTGACACCCAGGCGGCAGCCTTCGACGTGACGAATCAGGTAGCCGATACCCAAGCCGCGGCGTTCGACGTGACCAACCCTGTCGGAGACACGCAGGCCGTCGGCTACGAGGTCCGGCAGATCGCCGCTGACGCGCAGTCGGCGGCCTTCGATGTCTGCAACCCGGTGATGGACAGCCAGATCGTCGTGTTCGACTTCTGCCGGACGGTCGGGCCGGCTTACGCGAGCGTTCTCTACAAGGTCGGGATGGCGCGGCCCGATGCCAATGCACGGCTTACCCGGACGGCCGGGAACGGAGCGCTGCTGCGCAAAGGCGGCAATGCGGTGCTGACGCAAATCGCCCCACCCCCACAAGGATAAATCATGGCCATTGTCGCCTCCGACATCGATTTCCGCCTATCGGGCGGCGCCTCCAATGCAGACGGCAATGCCGCGCTGGGGGGGGTGATTTCGTCAAACGCCGTTTCGGCGGCGGTCAATGCCTTGTTTGACCGGGTGACAGGCGCCGAAGCCCTGGTCGGTGGAGTGGAGTACCGCTGCGTCTACGTCAAGAACAACCACGGCAGCCTGACGCTCTACGGCGCAACGGTATGGCTTTCAGCGAATACGCCATCCACGGACACGACGGTCGACATCGGCTTGGGCACGGCGGCGATCAACGCGACAGAGCAGACCGTCGGCAACGAATCCACAGCGCCTTCCGGCGTTTCGTTCTCGGCGCCGGCCAGCTACGGCGCGGGCCTGGCGATCGGCGACATTCCGGCCGGGCACTACAAGGCGGTGTGGATCCGGCGCACCACGTCCGCTTCTGCGGCGGCCTACAACAGCGACGGCTTCACCCTGGCGGTGCAAGGCGACACCGGGGCCTGATCATGGGATTCAAACTCTCTTCCGCCATCGCCATCGCCCGCGGGGTGCTGAACGACACCACGCCGGACTACCGCTATTCGGATGCCGATCTGCTGGAGTACGGCAACGGCTGCCTGCGTTCGCTGCCGAACATCAAGCCCAGCCTGCTCTACACCGAAGGCGAACTCGAATGCGAGGCCGATCAGGCGCTGCAGTCGGTTTCCTTCGATGACGCGCATTCGCTGGTCAATGTGCTGCGGATCAAGAACGGCGCCGCGCTGACACCCTTCGACAAGGCCGCGCTCGACGCCTTCATGCCGGGCTGGATGGCGGCTACCAGTGCCGCTGCCCAGCAATGGGCACCGAACGCCGACGACCCGGTGCGCTTCTACCTGAATCCTCCGGCGCCCACTGGCCAGGTGCTGATCGTCCTCTATGTCCGCATCCCCGGTCCCTTCACCGCGAGCGAGGACACCGGCCTGCCGGAAACCATCACGGAAGCCGTGGCCGATTACATGGTGGGGATGGCCGAGTCACGCAACGACGAGAGCGTGGTTTCAGCGAGGGCAACGCAATTCATCAATCAATTCGCCGCCCGGCTGGGCGCCAAGGGGTAAGCCATGTCCTATGTCGCAAAAAACAACGCCTACAGCACGCTGGCCGCCGGAATTACCGATACCGATGTCAGCGTATCCGTTCAGGCTGGCAAGGGCGCTCTATTCGCCGTTACCGCGCCGGACTACACCTACGCCACGCTGGAGGATTCCAGCGGGAATATCGAGGTCATCAAGGTAACGGCCAGATCAACCGACTCGCTGACAATTGAGCGCGGCAAGGATGGCACGACGGCCCGATCATGGAATATCGGTGACATCATCGAGTGCCGGCCCTGTGCGGCGGCGATGAACGACTACGCCGTAGCGCCACAAATTGCAGGGGCGACCGCCAAGGCTACGCCGGTAGATGCGGACGTGTTCGGGTTCATTGATTCGGCGGCATCATGGGCGCTGAAGAGCTTTACATGGGCAAACTATAAGGCGGCGCTGAAGACGTACTTCGACACGCTTTACCCAGGCAAAGCAGAAATTCAGGGCCAAGCGCTGATTGCCTTCACTACTGCCGGCACCAGCACTGCCTACACGCTGACGCCATCGCCGGCCATTGCTGCGCTGGCAGCAAACCAGTTGTTCCGCGTTACCTTCCATACTGCCGCTGGCGCGACGCCGACACTGGCAGTTTCCGGGCTTGCTGCCAAGTCGCTGAAATACCGTGATGCCACCGGAGCCAAGCAGGCGGTGACAGTTTCGCAAGCTCCGTCTGGCTGGGTAACAGATGTCGAGTATGACGGCACCGATTGGGTGCTGGTCAATACACCAGGCTCTGCTGGTGGCTCCGATGGCCTTTTCTACAAAACCGACCCAACCGCCGTTGCCTTTACCAAGACTGGAGCGGGCACGGCACAGATCAAGGCCGGCACCAAGCTCGATGTGGGCGGTACGCTGGTGACGTTTGTTTCGGCGACCTCGATCACCATGCCCACGCTTACCGCTGGCACGGACTACGCGATATGGGTCAAGACGGACGCCACCATTCAGGCGACGACCGATTTTGCCTCTGCACCGGGTGCTGGCACGTGGCGCAAGATTGGCGGCTTCCATTACGCGCCGGGGGGCAATGCGACCGGCACCACGGGCGGTGATACCACGCCGGCCATTAACGAGTACAGCTTGTGGGATGTGAAGTTCCGCCCTGCGTGTTCTGATCCGCGCGGTATGGCGCTGGTGGCGGGCAGTTTCTGGACGGACATTTACCTGCTGGGTGTGGATCACCTGACCAACGGCACCAGCAAGTACAACGTGACGATTGCCGATGGCAGCAGCCCGCCGAAGATACCGACCAAGTTCGGCGGCAATGGCTCGACGGCCTACAGCACGCTCAACTGGTGGGAAGCCAACGAAGTTCTGCAATCGTGGGGCAAACGCTCGCCGACCTATGACGAATTCGCGGCGCTGGCCTATGGCACCACCGAGGCCAGTTCTGGCGGAACCGATCCGACATCGACCATCCTGCGCAATGCCTACACCAGCAAGTGGGGCGCGATGCTGGCGGCAGGGAATATGTGGATATGGGGTGCCAACTTCGGCGGCGGCGCAGCCGGCGCTGCATGGACGGCCAATACCGTTGGCCGTGGCTCCACGTATCAGATGGAAAACGCCGTGCTCTTTGGGGGCGGCTGGGGCAGCGCGTCGGACTCCGGTTCGCGTTGTTCGAGCTGGGGCAACTCGCCCACGAACTCGCTCAGCAACATCGGGGCGCGCGGCGTCTGTGACCACCTGATTATTGACTGAGGCGGCGACAGCCGCCGGGGATAGACATGGAGCCTGAAAAGGATGCAGTGCAGTCGTATGAGCAAATGCTGATCGTTGAGAAATACGAGACAGTGATTGCTTATCTGTATCCCATCGCCAACAACATCAAGCGTTGCCACGGCACGGCGCGCGACATGTTTATCCAGTGCCTGCTGGGGCAGGTGCAATTGATTGTTGAGGCGGGGAAGTCAAGCCAGATTTCCCGCCTTTACATCGCGGATGCGGGTTTGTCGCATCTGCGATTCTGGCTGCGGTTTCTGTCGACCGAGAAGGTACGCGGCATAACGCCTCACCAGGTGCAAACAGCGCAGGTGCTGATTGCCGAGGTGGGCCGATTGCTGGGTGCATGGATCGTGAAACAGAAGCGTAGGGGGCAACATGGGTAAAAACGCCGTGCTCTTTGGGGGCAACTGGGACAACACGTCGAACTCCGGTTCGCGTTGTTCAAACTGGAACAACTCGCCCACGAACTCGAACAACAACATCGGGGCGCGCGGCGTCTGTGAGGACAGGAATTTTGCAGTTTTTTCGCTCTGCCGACGTTACGGCGCGGCAGGCCGGCCTTCTTTCCTGTGGTCAGCCATGGTGTCCTGCTTCGGCGAATACCTTTGGGGGTCTGGCATAGCGCCTAGTAGCCACCGTGTTGTGGCGAATGGCGCGGCCAGCGTTTTTCGGGTGTCCGGTTTTGCCTAAACGGCACGGACACTTGATCGAGCGGATTGCCGATATGGACAATCTGCGCGATGCCTATGTCAAAACCGCACGCGGCAAGCGGCAGACATGGGGCTTTCTGGAATTCAAGGAATACGCGGACATCAATCTGCGGGCGATGCGCGAGCAGATTCTGGATTCCGGCTGGGTGCAGGGTGCGTACCGCGAATTTACGGTGTATGAACCCAAGCCGCGCCTGATTTCGGCACTGGATTTCAAAGACCGGCTGGCACAGCACGCACTGGTGAATGTGATCGGCCCGATCTTTGACCGCGCCCTGCTGCCGGGAACCTTTGCCTGCCGCACCGGCAAGGGCACGCATGCCGGGGTGAATCATGTCCAGGCAGAGCTACGCCGTACCGGGGCGACGCACTTTCTGAAGACGGATTACCGTAAATTCTTCCCGTCGATCAACCGGCCGATTCTGCACGCGCTGATCGCGCGCAAGATCAAATGCCGCCCAACGCTGCGGATGATTACGGCCATGGTGCCGGCCACCGGCTGCGGCCTGCCGATTGGTAGCCTGACCAGTCAGCTTTTTGCCAATGTGTATGGCGATGTGATTGACCGCAGCATCCATTTCGATCTGGGCGCGCGTAGCTGGGCGCGGTATATGGACGACATCGTGATTCTGTCGTCCAACCCCTACGAGCTGCGCGGCTGGTTTGAGGACATCGAGCGGGTCAGCCTGGCGCGGCTGCACCTGGGCATCAGCAAGTGGCAGGTGTCGCCCGTGGCACGCGGGGTGAACTTTCTGGGCTATCGCATCTGGCCGCGTCACAAGCTGCTGCGCAAGGCGTCGGTCATCAGTGCAAAACGCAAGATCACGCGCTATCAGGCGCATGGCGAGACGGCCATTCTGGGCCGGTTTTTGGCGTCATGGCGCGGACACGCCATGCACGCGGACACGTGCAATTTATTCAATCATCTGGAGAAAACTCATGGGATCACCTGTCATTAGTACCCGCGCCGATCTGGACGCGCTCGCCGGCACACCGGCTCACGCCGAATTCATGAGCATCCTGCGCGGCTCATTGTGGCGGCTGGAGAAAGACGACGTGGCGGCAACGTGGCGTGCCGTGGCGGATGATTCAACCATCGCACGCTTCGGATTTGTGCGGGCGGATTTTCCGGGGGCGGTGGCGCCGGAATTGCCGGAATACGTGGCCCCGCCATCCGACGTGCCCAAGTCGGTGACGATGCGTCAGGCACGGCTGGCCCTGCTGGCCGCCGGCATGCTGGCCGATGTGAATGCGGCCGTGGCCGCTATGCCCGGCACCGAAGGCGATGCGGCGCGGATTGAGTGGGAATTTGCCGCAACGGTAGATCGCACCAGTCCGCTGGTGCAGGGGCTGGCGGTGGCGCTCTCGATGACCGAGGCGCAACTGGACGGGCTGTTTGTGGCCGGGGCGGCGCTGTGATTGCGCTATCCCTGCTGCTGTACCTGTGGGGATTCTGGGCGGCCTACGTGCTGACGATGGGCATTTATCGCGCGCACCTGGCCAAGCGGCTGACGGGCGTCAATCTGGCGCTCGCGCTGCCGCTGGTGGCGCTGGCGTACCTGATGGACATCGCCACCAACCTGCTGATCGCTCCGCTGGTGTTCGCCGATCTGCCGCGTGAGTGGCTGGTGACGGATCGCCTGGTGCGGTACAAGGCAGGCGGCGAGGGCTGGCGGTATAAGCTGGCCAGCGCGATCTGCGAGGGGCTGCTCGATCCGTTTGATCCTACGGGGGATCATTGCTGACATGGGAGCTATCCGGCTGACTTCCTTTGGCGGCATAATCCCTCGGGCTTCCGAGCGGCTGATTCCTGACAACGCGGCCCAGGTCGCGGTCAACTGCCGGCTGTCGTCTGGTGAGTTGATCCCGTTCAATGCCGGAGCCAAGCGCTACACCAGCGCCAAGGCCGGTCCATTGCTGGCGATTCATCGTGTCGAGGATGGCGGCAGTGATGCCTGGCTGGCATGGCCGCATGACGCCGATGTAGTCAAGGCATCGCTTTACGGTGCCGCGCGATGGTGTATTACCGGCGACGGCGAGCCGCGCATTACAACGCTGGCGTCAGCGGTTTCCGGGTCCGGCAACGATTACCCGCATACCGCCTACACGCTGGGCACGCCGAAGCCTGTCACGGCACCTACGGTTGCGCCTACCGGTGGCGTCAGCGCAACCACGGTGGATCGGTTCTATGCCCATACCTTCTATGCCGAGTGGGATGGCGTGGAGTTCGAGGGGGCGGTATCGCCTGTGTCTGCTCTGGTCAGCGGCAAGGTCGATGCGACATGGCAGATCACCGGCATGGACACGACGCCGCCGAACAGCGGCACGGTGATGGGCACCTTCGCTTCGAGCAAAACCGAATTCACGGATACCGTCGATACCTTCCTGCGGGTGGGTGAGCAAGTGGTGATTGCCGGCGACACGCTGACCGTGACAGACATCACCGGAAGCAAGACATTCAAAGTGGCCGGCGACTACCATCTGGCGACGACATGGGCGCGCAAGGCGGCATTCCCCGGCACGATCTACAAGCGCCTGTACCGCAGCACCGGCACAACCGGACAGTTTCAACTGGTGGTCGAGGGGCTAACCGGAACGACCTACAACGACACGCTGACCGACTCGCAGATCCTTGGCGACGAACTGATCACGGCTTCATGGGAAATGCCGCCCACCGGCCTGACCGGACTGTTCGCATTGCCTTCGGGCTCGATCGGCGGCTTCATCGGCAACAAGGCGTGTTTCAGCGAGCCCGATCAGCCGCATGCCTGGCCGCCCGAGTACCAGATGCAGGCCGATTACCCGATTGTCGGCGCCGAATGCTTCGGATCGGGCGTGGCGCTGCTGACGACCTCCTGGCCGTTCATCATCCAGGGCATCGAGCCGGGCCAGATGAGCGGGCAATCGTGGAAAGAAGCCTTGCCCTGCCAGTCGAAGCGCGGGGTATGCAGTCTCGGCGATATGGTGGTCTTTCCCTCGACATCCGGCATCAAGGCTGCCAGCGGTGCCGGCGTGGTGGATTGGTCGCTGCCTTACTTCACCGAGAAGGAATTCAAGACCTACATGCCGGAGACGATGGTTGCGGCCATGGTCGAGCGCCGG